GGAATCGGACGAACCGATCATCAACGTCATCGGTCGGCCCGAGAAGGCCATGTTGATCCTGACCTGCGCGGCGGACCGACGGAAGGTGGCCCTCCAGTGGCCGGCATTCCTCGGGCGGGATCAGGTCTATGTCGACTGGAAGGTGGGCGATGGGGAGATCAAGCGGAGCACCTTCCATCTGATGTCCGGCACCAGCGCGCAGATTCAAGGACGCGACGCAGAAGCGATGCTGACGGCATTTCGGTCAGAGCTGCCGCTGGCGATCCGCGTCCATGGTCGAGGCGTCCAGGAGGCCACGTTTTCGCTGGCGGGCGCCGGGCAGCAGATCGACGTGATTGAAGAGGCGTGTCCGGCGCGGCGGCGTCGGTGACATTACACAGACCCCAACAGAGCCCTCGCCTCTTCATCGAGAGTCCAGCGTTCCCACAACTGGTCGATCGGCAGGCCGCGCTTCTGCGCATACTTCACGCAGTTGAACGTGCCGCCCCAGGAGCCGTCCCACAGGGCGGCAAGCTTGTCGCCGCGATCCACCATCCACTCGTTGCGCGCCTGGTAGGCGCTGCTGCACCGCCACGGGGAAACGATCTGCACGTCGCTGGCGGCCGCCAGCATATCCCGGTAGCGAGTTTGCGCGTCGTCGGGCCAGCGGATCTCCTGACCCTCGAACGGCACCGCCGCGATGAATGGAATATCGAGCGCCACGCAGGCGCCGGCGACCGCCAGGTCCCAGCCGAGCGCCATGCCGGTGATGACCTGCGCCGGCCGCTCGCGGCACAGATACTCGGTCGCCAGTCCACCGAGGGCCAGGCGAACGCGAGGCGTGTTGCCGCCAAGCTTGTGAGGGCGATGGCCGGTGACGACGAGGACGGTCATGCCGCGAGCGCCCACATCAGCAGGTTCTCGTCGAACTCCATCTCGATCACCGGGCGCGACGGATTCGCGGCGAGCCACGCGGCGATCCGATAGCCGACCCAGCGGGCGTGATTGACCGCCCAGGAGTTCCCAAGCTGCTTGTATTGCGGGCCGTCGGCAGCGATCTTGTCGCCCTTCGGCCCGGTCAGGACGGCGCACCAGTCGCCCGGAAAACCTTGAAGATAGTGACATTCGATGGGCATCAGGCGGCGGACGGCCATGGTGGCGCCGTTGAAGACGGCAGGCAGTGCGTCCCCGAAGGTTCCGTTCGGATTCCTGAGCGTATGTGTCACATCACTGGTCGATTGATTGTAGGTGTCAAAAGCTACAATCGGCTGACCGCGACCCGTGCCATCCTCTGACGCGTCGAACCCTTCGGCCTTCAGCGTGTGGGTGACGTCGCCTGTGACGCAGACCACCGGCGCCAGCACATAGGGATCGCTCCCGCCGCCATCGGACGCCCGCAGCGCATAGGCCGCTTCGCCACCAAGTTCTGCGGTGGCGCCGCCGTCTCGACCACGGAGGGCGACGGATTGCGCGATATAGTTCGTCTGGTGCGTCCCGCCCTCTGCACTAAGTGTCCCTGCTATCTGCCCGTCGCCGTTGATGAGGCGGACTTCGTCTCGGCTGTTCTGCGTGAACGCGACCGGCTGAAGCACCGCCGGGAAGCGGTTCTTCTCGGGCATCGTCTGCCCCTTGTAGAGAACGGCGTCGAGCGTCTGACTGACCGGCGATCCGTCCCACCAGGTCGGGACCGCCTGCACGATGAGACTATCAGCTGTGTCGACGTCGGTGCCAGGCGGACGATCGCCCCCGGTCGTGTTCCCGCCTGCG